GCACTTCCTAATGGTTCTGGTGGTTACCAGGTCGGCGACGGCAATCTTGGTGAGCCGCTGTTTTTCCCGCAGAGCGCCCCGACGGCGCTGACTGCGGCGGCAACGGCCACCCCGGCGCAACTTGCTAACGGACTTTTCACCTTCAACGGCACTGCGGGCGATCTCACTCTCCCGACCGTGGCCGATTTTGAGGCGGCGTTCCCGTCGATGGATAAGGTGGATTCTGCGTTCGACTTCTTTGTCATCAACATCGACGCGGGCACCGACGACGTTACTGTCGCCGTGGGCACCGGGTGGACGCTGGTTGGCAACATGAAGGTGGACGAGAACACGTCCGGTATGTTCCGCGCTCGTAAAACGGGCGTGGGTACTTGGACCTGCTACCGCGTTTCGTAATGGCACAGCCCCGGTAGGACAACCTGCCGGGGCACCATTTAAGGGGTATTAAAATGCCAAATACACAAGCAGTAGGCGTTGCCTTCTCTGACCCGGAACTTAACGGCGCCGTCATTGGCGCTTCAAGCGGTACGGTCGGGTTTTACGGCAAGACGCCGGTAGCGAAGGGCGCGGCGCTGACGACTCAGTTGACGACGATTACGTCCACTGCGCCGACTACGCCGGACTACGCGATTCAAAACTTGACTAGCACGACCCCGTTCGGTTTCGTCACTCGTGACGAAGGAAACTCGGTTCTGTCGGTTATTGCTAACCTTCAGACTCGCGTTTCGGAACTGGAGTCGCGACTGCAAGCTTACGGACTGTTGCCGTAAGTATGGCGGTTATCTATCTTCGTCACGAGCGACACGGCACCAAGGTGGCGTGTTCATGGCACGAGGCTAGAGACGACATGGAGTGGGGTTGGGAGGAATATGACCCAAACAACCCTGATGACACAGGAACTCCGGCGCCTTCAGAAATGGAGGCGTCGGAGCCTTCCGGTAATGCGTTGAGAGCCAACAAGCGCCGACGCAAGGAGTAGAAGATGGCGACTACCGCTGCAGACCAGATCAACGGGGCGCTGCGTTTGATCGGGGTACTGGCAGAAGCCGAAGCCCCCTCGGCAGCGATGGCGCAAGATGCCCTGACGGCGCTCAATCAGATGATTGATTCGTGGAACACGGAGCGTCTCTCTGTGTTCTCCACCATCGACCAGGTATTCAACTGGCCTCCTAGCACTCGTATCCGCACCCTTGGGCCGACCGGCGATTTTATCGGCCAGCGCCCGGTGCAGTTGGACGATGCGACTTATTTCCGCGATGCCTCGACGAACGTGTCGTATGGCATCAAGATGATTAACCAAGAGCAGTACAACAACATCGCGGTCAAGACGGTCACGTCTACTTACCCGCAGGTGCTTTGGTACAACGCAACCTATCCCGACATCGAAATTTATATCTACCCCGTGCCTTCACGGGTGCTGGAGTTCCATTTCGTATCGGTGCAGAAGCTTGACGAGCCTGCGAACCTTGACACGGTGCTGGCGTTTCCGCCGGGCTACCTACGTGCATTCCGCTATAACCTTGCCTGCGAACTCGCGCCGGAGTACGGCGTTGAGCCGTCAGCGCAGGTGCGCCGTATTGCGATGTACAGCAAACGCGATCTCAAGCGCATCAACAACCCGGATGACGTGATGGCAATGCCAGCGGCGCTGATGGTCAATCGTCCGCGCTTTAATATTTATACGGGCAACTTCTAATGAAGTCTCCGATTCTGGGTAGCAGCTACGTTATTCGTAGCGTCAACGCTGCCGACAATCGGATGGTGAACTTGTACCCTGAGGTCATTCCTGAGGGGGGCAAGGAGCCTGCGTATTTACAACGCTGCCCCGGCTTAACGCGAGTCGTTACAGTCGGTAGCGGCCCTATTCGTGGCCTCTACAGTCTTTACAACATCCTCTACGTCGTCAGCGGCACAGAGTTTTACAAAGTCAGCGCGTCTTACGTTGCGACTAAAATCGGCGATGTTACGGGCACTGGCCCCGTGTCGATGGCTGATAACGGCACGCAAATCTTTATTGCCTGCAATCCTGATTCGTACATCTACAACGTAGATACGCTGGGCTTCGCGCAGATCACCGACGAGGACTTCCCAGGCGCAGTAACGGTTGGTTATCTTGACGGCTATTTCGTTTTCAACGAACCCAGCAGTCAGCGCGTATGGGTCACTGCGCTGCTTGATGGCACGTCAATCGACCCGCTTGACTTTGCCTCTGCCGAAGGCTCGCCCGACGGTTTGGTGTCGCTCATCATCGACCACCGCGAAGCGTGGCTCTTTGGCACGAACAGCGTAGAGGTCTGGTACAACGCAGGCGAGGCAGATTTCCCGCTTGCCCGTATTCAAGGCGCGTACAACGAGATCGGCTGTATCGCGCCTTACTCCGTCGCCAAGATGGACAACAGCGTCTTTTGGCTTGGCGCCGATGCTCGCGGTCAAGGCATCGTCTATCGAGCGCAGGGCTATCAGGGCGTGCGCGTATCGACTCATGCGGTGGAATACGCCATTCAGCAATACGCCGACTTGTCAGATGCGGTGGGCTACACCTACCAGCAGGACGGTCATACGTTCTATGTGCTGAACTTTACGGGCGCTGACACGACGTGGGTGTATGACGCCGCAACGGGCGCGTGGCACGAAAGAGCGGGCTTTGCCGTTGGCGATTTTACTCGCCATCGAGGCAACAACCACGCTCGCTTCAATGGCGACCCGCACGTTGGCGATTACCAGAACGGCAAAATTTACACCTTTAGCCTTGACGTATACGCCGACGATGGCGCGGTGCAGAAGTGGTTACGCTCGTGGCGTGCGTTGCCGACTGGCGCGAACAACCTCAAGCGAACGACGCATCACTCGCTGCAGATCGACTGCGAGACAGGCGTTGGCTTGAATGGGGTTGACCCATTTGATCCGCCGACGCTAATCGCAACGCAAAGCGACGTGCCCATCAATACGGAAACGGGTGGCAATTACATTTCCGGTGCAATGGGTACGGAATCTTCCGAAGACATTGATACGGAAGCAAGCGATACGCTTGGCGTTACCGAAGATGAAGGCTTGAGCCTTGCTATTGAAAGCACGCCTGTCGTCGGCGCCAATCCGCAGTTAATGATGCGCTGGTCGGATGATGGCGGGCACACGTATAGCGAGCCTCGCCAAACCTCGATGGGGCGTATTGGCAGAACGGGAACTCGCGCCATCTTTCGCCGCCTTGGCATGACGACGCGCTTGCGCGACCGCGTGTATGAAATCAGCGGCACCGATCCTGTGAAGATTGCGATTAACGGCGCGGAACTCCATGTTTCGGAGACGGCGTACTAGTGGCAAACATCACTAACATACCTGCGCCGCGTGTTCCGTTTATCGACCAACGGACCGGCCTTATTTCGCGTGAATGGTTTCGCTTCCTAAACAACCAGTTTGTGTTAACGGGTAGCGGCACGACCGCGACCAGCATCGCTGACCTTGAAGTCGGATCAGCGTTATCGCCGGATACCGATGATGTAACGGCGGTGCTGCAGTCGGAGATACAGGCGTTGCAGATAGCGCCTACTCGATACGAGCCAAATCCCGTTAATTACGGACAGTTTTACGACACGACGACGCAAACGGCAGCGGCGATCAATACCGCGTATGCCATGACGTTTAATACTTCATCGAACCGTTATGGCGTGTACATTGATCCCGCTAATACGTCGCACGTAAAAGTCACGCGCCCTGCCATTTACAATATGCAGTTCTCGCTGCAACTTGATAAAACTTCAGGCGGCGTAGGGCTGTTTTATGTATGGGGGCGAATTAACGGAGTGGACATACCTAACTCCGCTTCGCAGGTGCGTATCCAAGGCAACAACGCCGAAATTTTCGTGGCGGCAAACCTTTTTTTGTCCATGTCAAACGGCGATTACTTTCAGTTGATGTGGGCGGTTGATGATACGTCCGTACAGATTTTGGCTACGGCGGCGGCGCCGCCAGTCCCGGCGATTCCATCAGTCATTCTTACTATGACGCAGGTATATATATGACCGTTCATCTTTCAGCGTTCGCTGGCGCGGGCGCACAGTTCTTCACCGACGATAACGTGGTGCTGTCGGGCGGCAAGATTTATACCTACGCCGCTGGCACGACGACGGCGCTTGCCACTTACACCTCGTCAGCTGGAACGCAGGTCAATCCCAACCCGATCATTTTGGATTCGGGCGGCAGACTGCCTGAGGATATGTGGCTGACGGCAGGGTCCACGTATCGGTTCGTTTTGACCGATTCGGACAATGTGCAGATTGGCGCCTACGACAACATTCCCGGCATCAATGACGGGTCGGTCATTTCGCTGCCGTTCTCGTCTATTACCGCCAAGCCCACAACCCTTGCGGGCTACGGCATAACGGACTCCATTACAGCGACGACGGCGGCTGCGACCTACGCGCCGATTGCCTCGCCGACCTTCACGGGTACGCCGCAGATTCCTGATAACGCCACAGCCAGCACGAACTATCCGGTCGGCTATCGAGAGGCGCCACGCAACGAACAGACGAGCAACTACACGCTTGTCCTCGCGGATCGTGGCAAGTCGGTGGTTATGGGTAATGGCACGGCGACCGCGCTTACGGCAACGATTCCGGCTAACAGCGCCGTAGCGTTCCCCATCGGCACGGTTATCATTTTTGTTAACATCAATACCGTCGGCCTCTCGATTGCCATTACGACCGACACGCTGACGTTGGCGAATAGCACGACGACCGGCACCCGTACCTTGGCGCGTAACGGCCTTGCCACTTGCGTCAAGATCAACACGACCTCGTGGCTGATCAGCGGAGCGGGGTTGACCTAATGGGTGGCGCTACGCTTGCAGCCGCAATTGCAGGCACGACCGGCGGGGCCGGTGCGGGCGTCTTTGACCTATCCGAAGGCGCGGGCACCATCAGCATCCCGTCAGGCTTTACCTCGCTTACCATCGAAGTGTGGGGCGGGGGAGGCGGTGGTGGCTTTGGCACCGTAACCTATGCCGGGTTCCCTGAGTTTGAGCCGCAGGACGCGCCGGGAGGCGGCGGAGGCGGGGGCGCCTACAGCAAAACCATCGTGGCGATTGCCGTCGGCGATGTAAACAAAACGATTGCCTATAGCGTCGGCGCAGGGGGCGCTGGAGGCGTTCTAGGCAACCCCGTGGGGTACGCAGGGGGTACGTCCTCCGCGTCCTCTGGCTCGTTTACCATCGACGAAATGATCTGCACGGGCGGTAACGGCGGATACGGTGGCCTGGGGGTCAACGGTGGCCGTCAGGGCACAGGCGGCATCGCTACGGGCGGTACGTTTAACACCAACGGTAACGGCGGGGCGTCCTTTGACCAGTCGGGCGCGGCAGGCATCGCGGGCGTAAACTCGCTGACGGGCGGCGCAGGCGGTAACGGCGGCAACCCTGAAGTTGGCGGTAGCGCGGGTAGTGCCGGGTCTAACGGTCGGGTCAGATTCGTATTCAGTTGAGGTCACTATGGCAGTTCAAGTCAAAGTCCTGATCCCGTCCAAGATTGCGGAATCCTCGCAAACGACGCAGTACACGGCGACAAACGTGACGACCATCATCGACAAGTTCACGGCGACGAACTACGACTCGTCGGCTCGAACGATCTCGGTAAACCTAGTGTCGGCCCTTGATGTGGCGGGTAACAACAATCTTGTCATCAAGACCAAGACCCTGCTGCCGTCGGAAACCTACACGTTTCCCGAGCTTGTCGGGCACGCCCTGTCTCCGGGTGGGTATATCTCAACCCTTGCCTCAACTGGCACGGCTATTAACATCCGCTCGTCGGGGAGAGAGATTTCGTGACCGAGGCCGAAGAAAGCCTGCTGCGCCATTTTGAAACGTGGGAACTGCCGCAGAACGCGACCGCGTGGCTCTTGGACCTGTGGAACATCACGCAGTTCCTCGATGACATCGTGGATGGCGACCTCGTGCGTCCCCAAGCCGCCCATGATGCCGTCTGGAAGGTGCTAGTGACGTTCCCCGGCAACCCATTTTTCGTCGCAAACGCCTCTGCCCTGCAGACGGCTCTGGCGACCGCCATCCTCAAGTGGGAGGCGTCCCATACCGCCGAGCGTACCAATATGGCCGATGAGCGGTCCTATATGTGGCGAGCGGCCTATTACGACATCGTTATGCTTGTAGTCCTATTGTGCCAAGGCTACGAGTCTGCTATGGCAAAAGCCCCGTCCGTGATGGCACTATACGGCGAGAAATTCTCGGACTACCGAGCGGAGTTTCCTAATGCCTAATCCAGTCGCAGCCATTGCTGCTAGTAGCGTGGGTAGTGCCGCCCTTGGCAGTCGCGCAGCAAGCAAAGCCGCTCGCGCCCAAACGCAAGCCGCCGAAATGGGCGCAGCAAGTCAAGAACGTATGCTTGAACGGCAGTTGGCAGAAACCGCGCCGTTCCGCGAACTTTCATTAGCGCAGCTTAATCGCCTCGCCGCGCTGTATGGGCCGGAAGGTGCATATACCCGCGCCCCCGGCATGGAAGAAATACAGATGGACCCCGGTTACGCTTTCCGTCTTGCTGAAGGGCAGAAGGCGCTTGAGCGCCGATTAGCCGCCGGCGGGAAAATGTTTTCCGGCGGCGCCCTTAAAGCGGGCACGCAGTACGGTCAAGAAATGGCGTCACAAGAGTATGCCAACGCTTTCGCTCGAGCTCGTCAGCAACGAGCCGACGTTACAAACGCATTGCTTGGCATTGGCGGGTATGGCCCGAGCATTGCTCAAACCAATGTCGGCTCAATGGGCACCGCAGGCACTAACATTGCAAACCTAATGACCGGCGCAGGGCAGGCTCGAGCGTCTGGGTATTTAGGGCAAGCCAATGCGTTGCAGGCAGCGCTTGGTCAGGGCACACAACTCTATGGTCTTTATAAGGGCGGGTATTTTGACCGTGCTGGCGGCGGAGTTCGCCCTACTAATTATGAAAGCCCTTACGGCGTTTGATAGGTGACGTATGCCAGTAATCGGCGCAACACAACTTGAAATGCCCAACATCCTCGGCTCGTATGTCAGCGGCTTAGAGGCGGGTCGCGCTAATCGCTTGGCGCAACAAAAAGTCATGGCAGAACGCCAAGCCGCGCAGACTAATGCGTTGTTAGAGGAAGCCAAACTTGCAGAACAGCGCGGCAAGGCTACTCAAGAAGAGACCAAAGGGCTAGAGGGCCGGATGCAGTATTGGCGTCGGCTTATTCCCGCTGACGCACGACTTGCGCCAGCGTGGGTTGAAGCCGCCTATGCCGACCCGGTAGTTGGGCAGCACTTGAGCCAACTCGGAAGCAAAGAAGAAGTGATTGCAGGCATCCCGCGTGACCCAGAAGGTTATATGCAGTGGGCCGAAGGCGCCTCAATGTTTGCCGACGAGCTAAGCAAACGCCGCATTCCATCTGCTGAGTCGATGCTGCAATATACGCAACCCATGTCGCCAGAAGTGTTTGAGCAACAAAGAGCGTTGCGAGCAACTGGGGCGCCGCGAACAACTGTGGCGTTGCCCGCCGCCGAAACGGAATACTCCAAGACCGTTGCAAAGGCTGCGGGCGAATCGGACATTGCCGCGTTCAACGCAGCCGAGAATGCCGCAACGGCATTGACAAAAGATTACGAGGCGCTTGATTTGTTGCGGCGTGGACAACCTTCTACGGGCGTTACATCGGACCTTGAGTTGCAATTCAATCGCATTAAAGCGGCGGTTGGTAACGACAAAGAAGCAGTCAAGAAAGTTAAAGATACAGAACTGCTTAACGCATTGCTCGGTCAAGACGTATTTACGAATATTCAGTCGTTGGGAATTGGCGCTCGAGGGCTTGATACGCCTGCGGAGCGTGAATTCTTGCGCGAGGTTGTTAGCGGCACTGTTGCGCTTAACCGCGAAACTCTTGTCAAGATGGCTGAAATTCGCGCCAACGTAAAAGAACGGGCTATCGACAAATTTAACAAGCGCGTTGAAGGTGGCGAACTAGATAAGTTTTTCCAAGCCAGCGGTAGACCAAAGCGCGGTATTGAAAAACCGGAAAGACCAACGGCGCCGCCGCCTGCAGACGCTGGTGTAACGGTAAACGTGCCGGGGCGCGGGCCTGTGACATTTCCCAACAAGGCAGCAGCAGATGCCTTTAAGAAAGCCGCAGGAATAAAATAATGGCCGATACCCGCGACCTTGACGCGCTGATCGCCAAGCACGGCGGCAAACCCGCGCAGCAAGATGTAGATGCGCTGATCCGGCAGTTTGGCGGTCAAACGTCAGAAATACCGCAGCGCACGCCTGCAGAAACGGCCTCGCGTTTAGTTGGCGTCGTTGCAGAGCGATTAGCGCCGTATGCCGCAACATCTGCTGCTGGTGCCGCTGTAGGCGGCCCGTTTGGTGCCGCTGCAGCGCCTGCCGCATTGGGGCTTGCAGACCTTGCCGCAATGGGCATCAACGTCGGTGCGGGGGCGCTTGGCGCAGAAACGCGAGTGCCCGCTCCGTCTGACATTATTCGAGCCGGAATAAAACAAGTTACACCCTCTGCGTTTGTAACGCCAGAAACTACTACCGAACGATTGGTAGGCACTGGCGCAGAAGCCGCCACTGCTGCGTTGACGCAAGCCAATGCGCTGCGGATGTTGGCAGGCCGAGTGCAACCTGGGACAGTGCAAAACGTATTGCAAGAGATGGGGCGTGCGCCGGGCAGTCAGGTTGCAGCGGCGGTTCCCGCTGCCGTCGCCGCAGATGCAACATCAGAACTGCTAAATGAAAGCGAAGTTATAACTGATCCTTATGCGCGGTTGATGTTAAGCACGGCAGCAGGATTGCTTGGCGGCGCGGCTGGCGCAAAAACTGTTGGCGCAGGCGCGGTATTGCCCAACGTCGCAAAAATGCGAACGCAAGCAAAAACGCTTTATAAAAATGTCGATCAGTCCGGCGTGCAATTTGACCCGCTTGGTTATGAAGCGTGGCTTGGCGGCTTGCGTAATCAACTCAAATCATTCGACCCCGCGCAACATGGGGCAGTCGAACTTGAAATTAAAAATCTTGAAAAGTCACTTGGTAGTGCGCCAACAATCGGCCAGTTAGATACTGCCCGAAGCAATATTAAAAAACGTCTTGGCAAAAGCACTGACCCCAACATTCGCCGTCTTGGTAGCGAACTTACGGACGAACTTGACGACTTTGTAATGAATTCGCCTGTAGCTGCTTTTGGCGGAAATTATCAACAAGCGATAGAGCAATTAAAAGAAGCTCGTTCGCTGTATGCCGCTATTAGCAAAAGCGATCAAATGGAAGAATTAGTGCGCCGGGCTAAATTAAGTTCAGCGCCATTAGACAAAGCAATTCGCGCAGAATTTGCAAATTTTGCCAAGAACCCTCGCAAGATGCGTTTGTTAACGCCTGAAGAACGCGGGTTTGTTGAGGACGTTGTGCTGACAGGCAAGCTTGCTTTGGCGCTGACCAATGTTAGCGAGGGATTGCGCTTTAACCGAACATTTGGTGGTGGCGCGTATCTTGGTGCAACGGGCGGCGCGTTTGGATTTTTAGCGCCTCACGTTACTCCAACACAAGCGTTGACTTTGGGCACGACCGTAATTGGCGCTCGCGCACTTACAAAAGCAGGCGCTAACGCGCTTGCTCGACGCCGCGCCGCAATCGCCGCAGCGCAAATGCGCGGTGGCCGTGCTGGAAGCATTTTCTCATTACCCGTTGCAGGCGGCACAGCGGCAGGTTTGGGCGCAGTCACGCCAGAAGAAACAGACTTTATGCGCGAACAAGCCCGTATCAGCCAATTAGGTTATTAGGAGAAGTCCGTGACCGAGATGCAGGTGTTATTCAACGTCATCGTCGGCGTAGCCGGTCTGTTTGGCGGTTGGATACTGAACAACATTTCCCGCTCCATCGAGCGGCTGGATGCAGACGTTCGTGAGATGCCGAAGGTGTACGTCACCAAGGCGGACTACAAGGACGACATCAACCACATCAAGATCACGCTTGACCGCATCTTCGATCTCATCGGCGAACTCAACAACAGCAAGGCAGACAAATGAGCGAGCCAGTAGACATCGAACTCTTCAAGGCGCAGGTCCAGGCTGAACTCAATCGCTTAGAGGCGAAAGCCTCTGCGAAGACCGTAGCCGGTAAGGCCATCGGCAAGGACGGCCTCAAGTACATCACCGCTATCGTAGTGATCGGCGTCGTCTCCAGTCTGTTTCTGGACAACGACAAGATTGCCGCCGTCATGGGCTTGCTCGGCGCTTCGCTGACCGCCCTTATCTCCATGCTGAACGGCATCGCCGGAACGGTCGAGAAGGAAGAGAAGCCAGAGTTTGCGGTCATCAAGGAACTCATCAGCAAACTTGACCGGCTTGACCGCAAGGAACAGCCGATGCGCGTTGATGTTGAGGACGGCCATGTGACCGTCACCAAGGGCGATGATGTGGTGAGGGCTTCCAAATGATGACGCTAGTTAGTACGTTCTTGTCGTTCCTTGCGGGTGGCCTGCCGAAGATTCTGACCATCTTCCAAGACCGGCAGGACAAGAAGCACGAACTCGCCCTTGTCGCCGCGCAGAAGGAACGCGAACTCGCCCTCGCCGAACGTGGTTTCATTGCACAGGCGCGTGTCGAAGAGATCAAGTTAGAGCAGGTGCAGACGGAGACGGCAGCGGAAGAGCGTCAGGCGCTCTATCAGCACGACATTGAGATTGGCAAAGGCGCAAGCCAGTGGATGATTAACCTTCGCGCCTCAGTGCGTCCGGTCGTCACCTACATCTTCGTGCTTGAACTAGTTGCGCTAAACGTGGCCGGCGTCTGGTACGCCTACACTACGGGCATCCCGTTCGCCGTGGCGATGGATAACGTGTTCTCTGATGACGAGATGCTGATCCTGTCCTCGATTATTGCATTCTGGTTCGGGACGCAAGCATTCGCTAAAAAATGAAAGTCAGCGCCCGTTTAACGGAACTCGTTAAATGCCACGAAGGCGTGAGACTGCGGCCCTATCGGTGTCCGGCGCTGCTCTGGAGTGTGGGCGTTGGCCACGTCATCGACCCTGCTCACACGAGGGTTAAGTATGAAGACCGTAAGAGTCTACCGATACCGCCGGGTTGGGATCGCGTCCTCTCGATGGCAGAGGTGGATGCATTACTTGCTCAAGACCTTGCGAAATTTGAGCG